GTGAGGACCCATGGACGTGAACCCCGAGTGGGTGGAGGCCGGGGCGAGGGCGATTGGCGCACACCGCAAGGGTCACGGCTGGGAGCGTGATGAGGACACATGGCGCAACTACACGCAGATCGTGGAGTGGGCTCTGACCGCCGTCGAGCCACTGATCCGCGCCGACGAACGGGAGAAGGTGTACGCCGAGTTCCAGTTCGACTACGCCGATGAAGTGGTCCTCAAGACCCTCCGCGCCCAGATCGCCGCCGACATCGAGGAGTTCCGAGTGTCACTGCCGATTGAGACTCCGGCCCTCAGCGGAACCGTCAGAGACCGTGACGACATGTCGTGGGTGCTGGCAATGGTGCGCGACCGCGTCGCCCGAGGTGAGCAGGAGGCCAAGTGACGATCCCCACGGTGCACTGCACCGGCAATGACCAGATCGACCACGAACTGGGGCTGATGCTGAAGTGGCTGAACAACGGCAGCCTCCCGATGGCCTTGAGCCACGCCCTGCGCGCCACCATGACCTTGCTCGAGCTGATCAGCAGGGACTACGCCGGCAGCTACGAGGCGAAGAAACTGTTCGAGTTCATCACCAGGGAGCTGTGGGAGAACCCTGCCGAGGAGCAGCGTGTGGCCCGGCAACAGCGCACGCACCCCGGAGAGATGTCACCCTGACGTTATGACGACGCCTGCGGTGATGGAGCCGCGTGAACTGGCGCAGCGCATCGTCCTGCAGCGCCCACCGATCACCAAGGATGAGTTGTGGTGGGTGGTGTACGCCCTGTTCGGGGTACAGATCCCCCGCATCCAGGTGTGCCCAGACCATGTGGCCCCGTTTGACGCGTTCGCGGAGGCGTACTTCGGCAACGAGGACAACTGGGTGCTGTGGTACGGCTCCCGCGGCACCGGAAAGTCGCTGATGCTGGCCTTGCTGGCGTTGACGAAGAGCGCGGTGGCCGAGATCAACGTGGTCCTTCTGGGCGGGTCTATGGCCCAGTCGAACAACGTCCACGAACACGTGACGAACCTGTTGGATCACGATGGAGCACCGGTGCACACGGTCGCCAACCAGATCAAGACCGAGTTGACGTTCCATGCGGGGAACTGGGTGCGCCCGATCCCGGCGTCGCAGAAGACAGTTCGCGGCCCTCACCCGCAGATGACCCTGTTGGATGAGATCGACGAGATGGAGCGCGCCATCTACGACGCTGCAATGGGGCAGGCGTTGGAGAAGGAGAATGCTCGCGGGGTGAAGGTCCGCGAGATGGTTGTGGCCTCGTCCACGTGGCAGAACCCGATCGGCACGTTCCAGGAGGTCAGGGATGAGGCCCTGGTGAAGGGAATGCCGGTGCGCACCTGGTGCTACCGGGAGGTGTTGAAGACTGAGGAGAACCCGAGCGGGTGGATGGATCCCGCGTTCATCGAACGCAAGCGCAAGAGTGTTCCTGCGGAGATGTTCCGCGTCGAGTACGAGCTCGGTGAGCCGGCTGGCGACGCACGGGCGATCGACACCCAGAAGTTGCTTGATGCGTGCGTGGACATGGAGACGGTGGATCGTCACGACAAGGGTTCGGATCAGATGTGGCGTTTCGCCCATCCGGAGGTCACGGCCACGTACGCGGCGGGCGCCGACTGGGCCAAGGAGAAGGACAAGACGGTCATCGTGGTGGCCCGCACCGACGTGAAGCCGTGGCGGACCGTGTACCTGCGACGCATGAATCGTCGCCCGTGGCCGGAGATGATCAAGGCTTTCGACGAGGTGACGTTGGAGTATCAGGCGGTCAGCGCGCATGACGGCACCGGGATCGGCAATGTGGTCAACGACATGATCGATGAGCGCACCCACAAGGTGGTGATGGTGGGCCGAGACCGGGTGCTGCTGTTGACTGAGTACATTGCCGCGTTGGAGAACGGTCAGTACCAGTTGCCGAAGAACTCTCCGTTGTACACCAGCCACAAGGCAGCAACTGTGAACGACGTGTACAACACGGGCACTGGGCGCAAGTACCACCTGCCTGATGATGTGGCGGCGATGGCCATTCTGCATCGGGCGGCGTCACGGCAGCCTGGGGCTGCTGGCCCTGGTGAGGTGCGCAAGACTCCGGATGTTCCGAAGTCGTTGAAGCCGCTGCATCGGGATCCTGATGAGGATGGGATGTCGTGGACTGAGGGTGAGATCACCTTGAAGGACAGCGAGGACGTGGGGGTGTTCTGGCTCTAGCCTGTAGGCATGCCGTTCAGGAGTGCGAAGCAGCGGCGGTGGATGTTCGCCAACGAGCCAGCGATGGCGCGTCGATGGGTAACTGAGGAGAAGAAGATGACCCAGACTCGATACGGCGGCAACGCGGAGGTTGGCAAGGCGTGGGTGGGGAAGGCAGATCCGTACAGCCCTTCGGCGTACTACGACCAGCCTCGCAGGCGGGGTCTGTCAGGTGAGGCGAAGGCTGCGGGTGCCGGGTTGGTGGTCGCTGGTCTGGGTGCCCGGGAGCACAAACGCGCTGAGACGGCTGGTGATCGTGCTGCGGCCAGGTTGACGCAGATGCAGGCGGCACGTGACACGTCTGCGGCGAACCTGACCAGGGCGCAGACCAAGCATGCGGAGACGGTGGCCGCTCGTGGGAGTCAGCGCAAGGTGCATCCGACGAACTGGGGGCAGATCAGCAGGCAGAAGCGGCGGGCGGCGCGGGTGGATGCAGCCCAGTTGCGCCTGGATCGTGATGAGGCGTTGCTGACCAGGCACACGGCGGCCGCTTCCCCGGCTGGTGTGGCCCGGCAGTCGAAGTTGATGCGCACCACGGGGAAGATCGGCATGGGTGGTGGGGCTGCTGTGGTGGCGGGTGCGGGTGCGTTGAAGTACTTGCGGCATCGGGATTCGCGCAGGCAGATGGCCACCCCGCAGATGGTGGCGAAGACGATCACCCAGTCACGGTGGGGTGGTAACGCGGAGGCGGGTCGGGCGTGGCGGGGCCCGGAGAAGAAGGACCGGAATCGGGCTGCTGATGCGGCGGTGGGGTCGGCCATCGTCGGTGGCGGTGGCGGGATCGCTGCCGGTCTGGGCGCTCGGCGGTTGTCGAAGCCTTCGCCGGCCGCTGCTCTGCCGGAGTTGGAGAACGTGGCTCGTACCAAGGACATCGCATCCCGCCGAGCCCTGGTGGTCACCCAGAATCGCAGGGACTTGTTCGAGGAGGGCCGGGCCGCGTCTGAGGCTGGGGATGCCAAGCGTTTGCGGGCCATGCGCGCCCGGGCCGGCACTGCGCATCGGATCAGCGATCGTGCACCTCGGGGTGTGGGTGTGATCGGCGGCAGCTTCGTCGGGCACCTGGAGCGTGAGAGGGACGCCGCGAAGGCTCCGGCGAAGGCTGCGTACTGGGAGCGTGTCGGTGCGCGGGCTGATCTGGCCCGGAAGAAGGCTCAGGTGGCGCCTGATCTTGCCCAGCGCGCTCGTGCGGGCAAGTTGGTGCGTCGTGGTGGTGCAGTGGGTGCATTGGGTGCAGTGGGTGCAGTGGGTGCAGGGCTCTTGGCTGAGCGTGGCCGCAAGGGCCCGAAGCGCAGGCGTCTGTCCCAGGTGAACGCCCAGGCGCGGTCTGCCACCGCTTCGCCGGCGCAGGAGCACAAGCCGTACAAGGCTGGCGAGTTGGATCGCAGCATGGAGTTCGCTGAGCGTCAGCGTCGGGCCAAGGGACTGATCGGGAGTAGCCAGTGAGCATCATCAGCGAGCACAACAGGCCCGGTGTGCCGGCCGTCGACTCTGGTATTGATCATGCTGCCTTGGAGGAGGCAAACGGCTTCTCGCCGTTCCTCGAGATGGGTGTCACCGGCCTGAAGCGCAGCGCCGGGTATCTCGATGAGGAGTTCCTGCCGCAGCTGCGTGGCCGCAAGGCAGTGCAGGTCTACAAGGAGATGGCTGAGAACGACCCTCTGGTTGGGGCGTTGCTGTTCACTGTTGACCGGTTGCTGCGCAACTTGGAGTGGCGGGTTGAGCCGGGCGGCAAGGACCGTGAGGCTACGGCGGCGGCCAAGTTCGTTGAGCAGTGCATGGAGGACATGGAGCACACGTGGGATGACTTCGTCTCCGAGGCGCTGTCAATGCTGGTGTACGGCTGGTCGTGGCACGAGATCGTGTACAAGCAGCGTGGCGGGTTGTGGGAGCGGGATCCACGCAAGCAGTCGAAGTTCAACGATGGTTTGGTCGGGTGGCGCAAGATGCCCATCCGTGCGCAGGAGACGTTGCTGCGGTGGGTGTTCGACGACTCGGGTGCAACGTTGGCGATGGTGCAGTTGGCGCCGCCGTTGTACAAGACGACGACGTTGCCGCGTGATC